CAGCGACGATCTTATGACCTGGGGTAGCTTTAATACTACCCTTAACAGCAGAGTTGTCGCGAGGCAGCTGCTGTAGATTAAGCTTGCCTGAAGAACTGAGACGCCCACTAGTGGTGCCATGAATATTAAAGTTAGTCCTAAGACGACCATCTCTATCAAGCTGTGGAATAATCTTGTCAAGGTATGTATTCTTAATTTTGCTCTTCTGACGAATGTTCAGAATAAGTCTTGGAATGTGATGTTGCTCGGCTAGTTCTTTTAGAACTTCTGCATCCGTTGAGTTAGCACCTGTACTAGTTTTCTTTCCAATCGGCTTGAGGCCCACGTAATCAAAAAGGAAACTGCGAAGCTGCATAACGCTATTTGGATTGAATGGCTTTCCTTGTGCTTCTTCGAATTCACGTACCTTAGGCTCCTTATATAGCTCTTCGATTGACTCATCAATACTTTTCTGCATTTCCTGCTGAGCAAACTTTAGACGGTCTAGGTCAAATGGAACACCATTGTCCTGAACGTCAATTAAGAATGATGAAGCAGGAATAAGGATACCATTGTATACTTGATTCAACTTCTTATTCTTAGTAACAGCAGGCTTTAGCTTAGCATAGATCAAGAAAGTAACAACAGCGTCGATAGCTGCGTAAGTCTTGATAATATCAAAAGGAATCAGATCAAAAGTAAAGTCATCCTTTAGAACGCCAGTCTTTTTACGATACTCGTCGATCCACTCGTACATTGGCTGTTCATAGTCACCATAATCAGTGAGTTGAAGAGCAAGTTGTTTTAGTCCGTGAGTACCTGGGTTTTCATCAATACAGTAGTGAAGAAGCATTGTATCTTCATATACTGGAAACTCCCAGTTAAAGTGATAGCGCATAAAAGCTAAGTCGAACTTAGCGTTATGAAATACTACGGTCTTTTTATTAAAGAGTTCTTGAAATAGTGCTGATGCTTCGTCGTCGATACAATCAGAATCAATATACGCACCGTGATCCCTCTCATATGAAAGGCTGACACCAAGAACATATCCGTTTCTAGGGTATAGCCCAGTAGTTTCGGAGTCTAGACCGATGAAAGGGTTAGGGCTAGCGATTGCTGCTTTTAGAAAGCGCTTTAGGTGGTCAGAATCCGTAATTCCGTAGATACGGTCAGTAGAGTACTTTACTACTCTTTTAGCGCCAGTAACATATCCGATAATACTATCCCGACTCTCTTCCCATAACTTGGCAGATTCGGGTTTGAAAGAAACCATAGCAGGATTAATTACTGGAAGAAATTTCTCTTCCACAATCTTACCACTATAATCTGTAACAGAAGCGTTCTTGGTGAAGTATTTGCAGGCATCCGCCCCGACTAGAATCACCCATTCATAGTTATCGGGGTCAAACTCAATGTCTACATCCTTCTTAAGAACTTTCTTAATAGTAGGATCAGAGCATAGAGCAAACCTATCAAATTCAAAAGCTTCCTTAAAACTTTTTGAATAATCGGTACGACTTGGCTTAGTTTCAATAATTGCGATGTTAGCCACCGTATAATCTCTCCTTCAATTTGATCACTTGTAAGGCTGTCAACTCACCTGGATCTTTGGTTTTACCATAAGTAACAACAGTACTTGCTATTTCATGTTGTTCTAGTTTTTCTTTTAACTTTACAGTAGCATTCTGTCCCGCTTCATCATTATCGTAGAATATATCTATACCAGAAACTCCTTGGATTTTCAAGATATTTATTTTCTCATCTGTCATTTTGTTAACGCCAAAGGCACAAACCGCATTATCTAGTCCTTTATCGTGCAAATTCATCATATCGAAAATGCCCTCAACAAGTATAATACGTCCATGTAAAGGTTTTACTACTGGAAATAATGGTAGTTTGGCGCCACCAGGATGAAACAGGTACTTGGGATCTACGTTACCTTGGTGTCTTCCACAAAAGGCTACGATCTTACCTGTAATGTTACGGACTGGTATGACTACACGTCCGATAAATTCTGAGTTACTGTGCTGAAATGCACCGAACTTCTTGAATGTAGCAGCAGATATGCCGCGCCAGTCTGTATCGAAAGGCACGGCATTTTCTGGTATTGTTAGTCCTGCTGTCTCGACTAACTTTTCTTCGATTATATTCTTTAGATTGTTACGTCTAATCTGTAGCCAGTTTGGTTTTTGTCCGAAGAAGTCAAATAAGTTACCAGAGTACCCACAAGATAGGCAATTAAATATACCAGTAGTCTTGTCAATACGTAGACTAGGATTTCTATCTTCATGATCCGGGTTTAGACAACGAATAACGTAATCTTTACCGCTAGGTCGGAAGTCGATACCCTTTGAATTTAATAGCTCTACTACCATATCATCACCTTCTTAGAATGGAGCATCATCATAGATACCGTCCATTATCGGTTTCGTATCTTCTTCACTAAATGAAGATTTCTTAGACTTTCTTTTCTTATTTGGGGACTCATCTTCTACAATTATTTCTACCCCATTCTCTGGGCCTATGCGTAGAGAATTCCACTCTACCTTAGAAGTAAAGTCAATCATAGCATCGCCACGCATCTTTGTACATTTGAAGCTAACCGATTCAGGTCCAGCCTCAATAATAAAAGCAGCATCCGCTGAGTCTAGAATACCCTTAGAGAAGCGCGCCTCACCACTAGCATCAATCTGATATGGAGAGAATACTGGCACTTCTAGTTCTTGAGCCATAGACTTTAGAGCCTTACTCACAGCAATCTGCTCCTTCCAGTCGTATAGATCATCGACTCCAGGAGCACCTGTTCTCTTGATTTGGTTAACGTAGTCAACGATAATCAAGCCAACATTACCTAATTTCTTAACTCTCTTTAGTACTTCTGAACGAAGTTTAGGAAGTGTCAAATCAGGATCATAGACAATATCAATCTGAACCTCTTTTAGCTCTTCCTTTGTTAGAAGTGCATGGAACTTATTGAAATCTCTATGCTGCTTATACTGCTCGTAATGCTGTTCCCCATTTTCAAAACGATCAGCCCACCATTTAGCTACTTTAGCCCACTCTAAGTTATCTAGTGTCTTGTACTTGATCTTAGAGTGAGGGACACCGGTCCCAATAGCGCACTGTCGCTGTAAAACTTCTCGTGTGTTCATTTCAATAGTAAAGTAAACTACTGATTTACCACGCTGATACATGGAATTAGCAAGGTTAGAACAAGTAATAGACTTACCTGAACCTCTCTTACCTCCCATTAGAATATAGTCAATATTTTTGAATCTAACCTTATCGTCAAATTCGGAATTAAGTCCGAGAGGAATATAAGCAGAAAGCTGATCGTCGCTCTCAAAGAGGTTGATCTTCTGCATATTTTCATCTGGAGACTTCAATTCTACTCTATCTTCAATCTTTGCTACGATTTCATATAAAGATTGTAGAGTTTCTTCTGCTGTCTCAAAGGAAATAGACTTTTCAACATACTTATGTAGTTGGTATAGTGTTTCTTTCTGAGTAAATTCATTCTTTAGATAGTCTAATAGAAGGAATGGCTCAGCATCAACCTCTACAACTTCGATAGCATAGATCTTGTCTAGCGTAGACGAGTCTCGGATAGCTAGCTTAAGTTCTTCGATAGTAGGTAACTTATGGTATGACTCGATCTGTTTTTCGATCACATCATAAACTACATGATACTCACTAGGCAGGTAATGCCGTCTTAAGCTAGACCATGTATCAAAATCCTCCTCTTCAAGGATTCGTTTGAAAAGTGCGCTAGCGAGGTTCAAAATCGTCTCTCCTTAAAATAAGTTTAGCCGAAGCAGCACAAGGCTGCTCCGGCTTCCACTTTAAAGAGAAAACTTAAGCAGCAGCCTTCTCTTTCTTGGCAGCACCGTCATAATCAGAAGCCTTTAGGCCACGACGGGTAAGCATGGTCTTAACACCACGTTCAGTCTTACCGATCTGCTCAGCAATCTGAGCAACTGATAGAGCTGATACATCACCAAGAGTATCAAGTGGGTCTGCTGCTGGACCCTTAACATCACGCTGCTTTGGCATAGCGTCGATCTGACCAGCGCGCTGTAGGCTTAGAGCCTTACCACGAACTGACTGGACAGTCTTACCAACTGCATCAGCGATTTCTTCAACGAAGCGGCCTTCGCCGATTAGCTTAAGAACAAGAGCTTCTTCGTCAGCGCTGTATGACTTGGCGTGCTCAACCTTAGGGGCTTCCTTAACGTGTGAAGTAAGTTCCATTGAAAGAATCTTACCCTGGATAGCCTTGGCAGTGTAGTCGCCTGGGAAGTTTTCAGCGATTTCAGCATAAGTATAGTTACCACTGTTGTTAACAACAAAGCTACGTAGAGCTTCGGTAACTTCGTCAGAGAAGGCACGTGGAGTAGCAGATGCTAGCTCTACGTCATAGCCTAGCTTGCGGAGCTTTGAAGAGATTGAGCGAGTGCTAGTTTCTAGCTCACCGGCTAGTTCAGCAACAGTTGAACGGCTTACTGGGGTTTCATCACCAACAGCGTCAACAAGCTGAGCAGTGCGTTCTTCGGTCCACTTTGGGGTAGTCATATTAATTAATATCTCCTATGAATTTTTTTA